CTACCAGTTTCTCAAAATCAATTCCCGCCTTCCTTTACCGCTCCCGGCGCCGCCGATGGTGTAGTCGATCCCCACTGTTTCAGCCGTGAATCCCTTGAATATGCGTCTCATTTCCGGGTGGTCGTTGATGGTGAGAATGGCGCTGCCTTTCATGGTGCGCATTGCCTCTGCAATCTTCCGGTATTCGTCGATGGGGAAGGGAATTCCGTATCCTTCCAGCTCAAAGTACGGGGGGTCCATAAAGTGGAGCGTGTAGTCACGATCGTACTTGGCCAGACACTCGTGCCAGTCCAAGTGCTCAATCCATACCCGGGCCAGCCGCAGGTGAGCCTGGCTCAGATCCTCTTCCAGGCGAAGTATATTGAATCGAGGCGGAGAACTGGGGGAGACCCCGAAGGTCTGGCCGGTGACCTTGCTTCCGTATGCCAGCTTCTGGATATAGAGGAATCGCGCGGCGCGCTGGATGTCGGTCAGTACATCGGGCGGGGTTTCCTTTGCCCATTCGAACAGTTTACGGCTGGACAAGGCGAACTTGAATTGCCGCATGAACTCTTCTAAATGGTTCTTTACGACGCGGTAAAGGTTTATCAGCTCGTTGTTGGCGTCGTTCAGAACCTCCACCTCGGCCGCCTGCCTGAAAAAGAACATCGAACCGCCGCCCACGAATTCTTCCACGTAACAGGTGTGGGGTCTGCTGTGTATCAGGGGCAATAGAATCTTTGCCAGGCGGCGTTTGCCTCCGGGCCAGGCCAGAATAGGATAATGCCTCACGTGAGCCTCCTTGATTTATCAAACAAGTTTTGTTAGGCTTTTCTCACTCTGTACAGGGTGGGGCAGCCTTGGTCGGCTCACTGCTTCCTCAGTGGGTCGGCGGCCGGGCCATGTTCCCGCATGGTCCGGCCGCTGCCTCTTTCACTTATCTTCTCCTCAATTCCCCATTCGGCCTGTCGCAGCACCCCGCGGACAGGCTGAGGCCCCGGCGCTTGGCCTCATCGAGCCATCGCATGTATTCTTCGCCCGACATGGGCCGATTCGCCCCTCCGCTCACTGCAGGGGATTTCCTGAAGGGCTCCTTTAATTGAGAGGGGGCATAGATGGGACGGTATCTTTTCAAGGCGTTCTTTGTGTACCACCCGCCGTGCCAGTGATGCCGGTAGAATTTTTCATCCAGCTCCCGGCGTGGTATCAGCGTTAAATCTTCGCGTCGGGTCCATAGATGTTCTGAAAACCCCAGGAACCCATAGCGATACAGGATGTTCTCGTCCGACTCCCTCATCCGGTCGCACCTGGCCATAAAGGAAGAAAGGATCGGACTCCCCGCTTCGGCGCCGAAGCCGTCGCCCGAGTTTATCTTCAACGCATACCCGCCATACTCCGGCCGCGTCGGGCCGTCTCCGCAACAGACAAACAGGTGATCACGCAGCGGCTCCAGGGAGCCGATAGGTTCACAATCGAGATCCATATAGAAACCGCCATGGCGCAACACCACCATGATTCGGAAGACATCCGATGCGATATTGGGCGGGTACCCCCTCAGATCATAGCGGTCCAAAACCTGATCATAGTCCGGAAGGTTATCCTCGGACCAAAGCCGCACCTCCCATCCGGGGTGCAGTTCCGAGACTTTCTGATGCCAGTCGTCATACGGTTCAGGCAGGGGCGGATTCAGCCATATCTGATGGATAACATGGGGGATCAATATGCGTAACCTCCGCCTACAAAAACGATTTCCACCGGTCCGTACGTTGTGCCGGCGCACACGGCCGAGATGGTCAACAATCCGGCCTGCACGCCAACGTTGAACCAGTTTCCCCAACTGTACATCATAGACCACCCGACGATACCCAGCGGACCCGCCCCGAAGAATACGGGCGGAGTGCCGTCATACCCGCCGGGCTGCCAGGATGTCGACCAGGTCACCTCAGCGCCGCAGGTTTCCCCGACGAGCCGGATCGGGAGGAATGAGTACATGTCTGTAGAAAGGCTGATCTCCTTCTCCGTGAGCGTCCACTCCAGGTCATCTCCCTGCAGAAAAAGCCCGGATATTTTGGGCGTGCATGCAAGGGACGTCGATTCCTTCACCATCCGTATCCCGAAGGCCGCTTTCGCGCCGGCGACCACTATCTTTTTCAGTTTCATACGGTCACGTCCAATTCTTGCGTTACGTAGCCGGTGGCCATAATTTTCAGGTGATGTACACCGCGAGCGGTCTGGAAGGATACTTTCCCGAAGGAGTCCGTCGACAGGGTCAGGTCTCCGTCCAGCGTTACCTTTGCTCCCACTATCGGCTTGCCGTCCTCGTTGACAATGGTGAACGCGGCGAACCCGGCCGCGTAGGTAACGCTGGTTCCGTCAGGGAGCTGTGTCGCATAAGCTTCCGACAATTTAGCCAGAGCGATCTCCGAAGCATCTCCGGCTATCGCCTCCACGGTGATGCGCACGGATGCGGCAGAGGGGTCCAGCTCGCCGTTTAACGTCAGCATCCGGCCCGAAACGGGAACATGGGGATGCGCCACCGTCACCCATACGCCTGGCGGAATCGATGCGGAATCTACTCCGTCCGTAAAGGAAATCGCCCAGCGCGGGCGGGACAGGTACCCGAGCAGCCGCACTCCCATCTGATACGCTTGCCGTGAGGACCTGAGCCATTTCAATTCAAGGGTCCTGGTTATCCTGCCGTAACGCTCTATCAGCTCCGGAGCTTCGAGGAGCAAGGCCTTCTTGTATTCGCCACTTGCCCAGTCGTAGGCATATCGGGCACTGATGGCGGTGCAGATATCCTCGCCGAGTGCGGAAATATGCAGGTCCTTCATGTTTCTGACAGTGAAGTCACCATAGGTAGGTTCCGTCGGCGGCTCCTCTCCGATAACCAATCCCGGCGATCCTGTAGCGGCCGAAGCTCTCACCAGAGAAGCGAAGGACGCTTCGGGACGGACGGAGACGAGAGTGTCTCTCCCGACAGTAAGATGTTGCGATGAAAGAACGAACCCTCCATGCTGTACGTCAATGCCTGTCGACAACCCTGACACCAGCACCGCGACGGCTGAACTGTCAGCTCCAGATACGGCGACGTCGGCCGATGCCGCTCCACCGCCTCCGGTCACACCGGTTCGTTCCGTGGCGACAGGCACAAGACCTTTTACCAGACCGGCTATTTCGATCGAAGCGGTTGTGTCCCCCGGCGTGGATGCGAACAGAATCACCATGGCGTGCCGTCACCCTTTCACGACATAGGGCATGACTGTTCCGCCACCCCCTAGAGCGGTGATGTGAACGGCTATGGCTTCCACGCCCTGCACTTCCCACCACTGGATGGGAAGACGGAGTATGTTGAAGTAGTCCGTGAAATCGGTCGTTCCCCGCTCGAAGCGCTTTGTTTCCAGCCTGGCGACGAATGTCCCCTCTGCGGACAGCACCAGGGGCGTTATGTCGGCATACGTGAATTCCGAATAATTATAGACATTCAGGTAGATGCCTATCCGACCCCCGCAGTCCCCCAAGAACACCCGTTCCACAAACAGGCCAGGGAATGTCAGGGTGTTGTCTGAATTAAAGTCATCGGTCTCCACGGTTCCGGACACCTGCACATCACCAAAGACATTCGAGTCGCCCACCTCGAAGAGATTGACTAGTCCCCCGCGTCCGGCAGCGCTTCCCTGGCTGATCACCGTGCCATCATCGGTGGGATCGTCATTGTATATCTTGACCGCCGTCTCGGTCCCGTCATACACAACTCCCCACCAGAAAACGCTTTGAGTCACACCCGACCCATACACCTGGAATTGCGACAGATATCCGCCCGCGTCGCCGGCTACGATGGGATGCTGCCCATCCAGATTGGCGGGGGAGTCTGCCGTACTGATCTCGTTCCTGGCCGCCACGCCTTCATCCACCGGCCGCGCCACCGGGGACACCAGCTGTATGACCCGTGCGCTGCCCGTCTCCTCGCTCACTTCTCTGGCATCACGCACGGATACCCCTCTTCCGCCTGACTGGTCGGCAATGAGAATGGCCTTTTCCATAATGTCTCCTTTATTCGGGGTATATCCTTGCCAAGCCCGGCATGCCGCCGCTCCACACGCCTCCGCAGCTCGCCATGATTTCGTCGATCTGCGCGCGGATGGTGATGGAATCGCTTTCCAGGACGCCGTGCAGCTGGATGCCGATATCGAGGCAGCGGGAACGGAATGTGTCCAGGTCGCCGTATTCCACGGTAAGGCCGCACACGTTCGCCAACAGATCCCAGAGGATATCGGCGGGGTTCGTGAGCAGTTTCCCGGTAACCGGGTGCATCCTTGCCCTGAGGGTGACGGCTATTTTTTCGTTCGTGGCGGCAGGCCTCGCCAGCCGCAGCAGGGAGATGGCGTGCCCCTCTCCGTCGATGGTGTTCTCCAGGGTGTACTGGGTGTCGGCCACATCGTCCCTGGTCACGCCTTCCACGGCCTGAACGGCATGGTCGAGGAGGAAGAAAAGCCGGCCCGTATTGTCGTAGGGTATCGGCGTGATGGTGATGCGGCCGTAGCCGACCGGCAGCGGGACAGGGGAAACGAACTGACCCCAGGCCGTGGAGCTCCTGAGCGGGACCGGATCGGACAAGGGGATGACAAGGCCGAAGGTATCCGGTTCTCCGCCCGTGAACACGGCGGCCGCCGTGGTGTTGACCAGGCCGAGCGCCGTTGCCTGCCGGGACGATTCCGGCTTGGCCGGTACCGTCCCGCTGCGGGACTCGGACCGGCTAAGCGCTCCGGAGAACAGGGAGGACAGCGCGATCGAGGCGCCGCAGCAGCCAGCCACCAGAACCGAAGCCGCGGCGCCCTGCCCGGCGGAAGCGTATCCGTTACTCCCGGTTCCGGCCATTACATCCATCCCTCTTCAATCAGCTCGCCGCCACGGCTCAACAGGTTGCTCCAGCGGCGGCCGTCCGGCATGAGCGCGACCAGGCGGTACCGGACAGCTGCGTCCGAAGGACTGCACGGGTCCATGCTCACGTTGACCGCGGCGTCAAACCCGACAGGCGTGAGATTAATCGGCCAGCTACACCCGACACTGCCGTTTTCCACGGCAAGTCGCACCATGCGAAACGGACGTTTCAGCTGCGACGGACGCTTCCCGAAATGCCTCACTCCGTCTCCGTCGGTAATGATGAGTGGACCGAAATCAAGAGACATCGAATTCCACCCGAAACTTGATGCCGCTGTTCTGACCGTAGGTGGTCGGTTTCAGGCTAATCCCGAGATAAAAGGAATGATCCGCCGAAGACGCCTGGTCCGCCAGGGAAAGGGCCGCCCCGTTGCCGCCGATTCCGTAGGCGGCATCCCAGGCCTTTCCGTCCGTGTCTCCCCCGATGCGGTTTTTCCGTACGTCGGACGCCGTGCGCTCGAAGGCCACCACCTTGCACCCGGCGGGAGGCTCCGTAGCGGTGACGCCGTCGTATGCGTAGAATTTGCAGTTGGAGAGCGCCGTATTCACCGCGTCGTCCTTCCACTCCACCTTGACAGTGCAGTCCGCCTGCGCGACATTCGCAGCGGCCAGGGTGACCGGGCTTCCCTCTTGCAGCGATACCTGTGTCGGGCTCACGTAGCGGCAGTTGCGCGCAGCGGCCAGAAACTGCAGCGCCGAGTCGACTACAACGGTGGCCGGGTTCCATGCGTCGACGCTGATTGCGCTCAGATCCTCATCCGAACCGGAAAAGGCCAGTTTCTCCGATTCAATGAATCCTTCGCCGAACAGGCCGTCGGACCCGTATTTCCATGCCGTAACAATTGCCATGCTATGCCTCCAGTTCCAGGGTTATTTCCGGCCCCAGGGTCGCCCTGGTCACCGTGCCGGTAAAGAGCCTCACGGCCGTACCGGTGGATAGTTCCTCTATCACCGCCCGCCGGCGGAACGGCGGGATGGCGAACAACGCGGTCAGTTGGCCGTCGCCGTTGTCCAGAGCGATGGCGCAGTTTGCGTTTTCAGAGCCGCCTCCCACCTGGAGCGGCCTGCGGATGGTCCCCACCCTCTCCAGCCTGCGATACGCGACTCCGGAAACGAACTGTTGTGCCCGGGCGTCGCGGTAAAACGCCAGAGGGGGATCGGTGTCGATGCGCACCATCAGGATCATTGCAGCACCGCCGCAAACGGTAGGGACAGGCTGAGCATCCGCTGCGTGGCGTCGTTGGGATGAAACTGCAGTTCGTCCACGAAATCGATGCCGTCGGTCTCGATTGTCACCAGCATGGCCTCCTCCGGATGCAGGAAGTGGGGGACTACCACCAGGGGGAGATCGCCGTTCGTTTTGCAGTATTCAACCGCGGATACATGCTCATCGAACTCGGCTTTACTGATAAAATTGCGCCATTCGATGCGCCCTGCGCTTCCCTTGCCGCCATATACCGCCCCTTCGCGCGGCCCGTGGGTAAGGTCGTACTGTCTACGCAGACTGATGACATCCGGCGCCAGTTCGGTGGTCAGGGCCAAACCGGCGAACAACCATCCCAGCGCCCCGGCCGCGTCGATGGTTACGCGCAGATACCGGGTGGCTATCGTCTCCGGAGCAATCCAGGCAATGACCGGCGACGCGGCGGAAAGGGTGACAAGCGTCGCCCATGTGGAGCCTTCGGCGCTCGCTTCGATGGTGACGACGGATGCCGCGGGAAGCTCATGCCGGGCCAGGACGATGCTGTCGAGATCGGTATCCGCTCCGAAGTCCATGGTCAGCACGGCTCCGGCCGAATCCCATCGCCACTGCTCGGGCGCAGGGATGGCGACATTCGCGGGGGAATGGGGCTGCCTGGCCTCGAACCGGAACCGGTCGCCGACCACAAACGAAGGGTACGCGCCCGGCGTGAATACGGCGGTGAGCCCGTCGGACAGAAGCGTGCCCCGTAACGGAAGTTCTCCGCTCCAGGTTCCTCCGTTCTTCCTCCAGGAGAAAGATCCTCCCTCGATGGAAAACCTGAACGTATCGCCCAGCGCGAACGGGATGCCGCCGTTCGCCAGGGAGAACGACAGCCCGGACCCTTCGTAACGGGCCGGAGATTTGGACATGAGCAGCTGTGAAAATGCCGTGACTGAGCCGCGCACATCCCAGGTCAGCGTATCGTCACCGTCGGCGCCGCCGGCCAGGAAACGGGCGTTCCCGGCGATGATCGGAATGGTGATGGACGCCGACGTGCCGCCGGTAGGCGCGCCGGACGCGCCTGCGATGGAAATGGAGAGCGTATCCCCTTCCTTCAGGTACTGGGTGCATTTACAGGATATGACGCAGGCGAATTCATGCGTATTCTCTCCGTCGAGGGTTGTGCTGTAATAGACTTCGTCCGTATACGCGGGAGCGTACCCGTCGGACAGCTCCCAGTAATACGCCGCGTCCATGTCGCGCCAACAACCAGCACTCGTGTCGGCGCCGTCAGTTTTTCCCGGCACGATGCCGGCGGCCAGGTATATCAGGTCTAACGCGGAGGTGTATCGAGCGAGAAATGATTCCTGCGATTTGTACAGGTCATCGCGCGCCGAAGATGCCAGGGCATTCAGTTCGCTCAACACCTCGTTTTTCAGGTCGTCCCACATGGCAAGGGCCGTAGGAAAGGGATAGACGGTTTCCAGGGAGCGGACGAGCAGCGCGAAGCACCGTTCCATCCAGGCGATGTCTGACGATGCGCCCAGATATTGCGCGGCGCCCGAAACCGGCGCGACGGGTTCGGTTGAGATGCCGCTCCAGTTGCGGTGCGAGGTCGAGGTGGAATATCTGACGATGAAGTTGTACGCGCTCTCGTAGGTGGTGAAATAGGCTGCCTGGGGGAGCCAACCCGCCGACGTGTCCTGCTCATAGGTTACCTTGTAGCGTACCAGGCCTTGCGAACCTCCCGGCGGGGTCGTATTCGCCGCGATAAAGTTTCGCCGCCACTGATAGAGCGCGTTCAACCGGCTTGCATAGGCCGGGTCCAACGCCATGGTATCTCCTCCTTCCGGCAGCCCGAGACAGTACGAAGAGAAGGTGAAAGGCAACTCTTCCACCTCGCAGTTCGCGGACTTCCTGTTTTTCCTGTATGTCGCGGTGATTGACTTTGCGGAGGCGTTCGCTCCGAGCTTGCTGGCCGCGATGATGATCGGCGGCTCGGTTTCTCCGGCGTCGTCATCGCGGGACTGGTACTGGATGGCGGTGATGCGCACCGCACCGGTCTGTTTGGCCAGGCTGGACGATGTCTGATTCACGGCCGCCGCCGGGATGGTGAAACCGATCGGGCTGGATGGAACGCTGTACGGCACTCCCGTGCGGGCGGCGGCCAGATTCCCCGATACCGTCCCTTTGACGCTCCACAGGCTGTCTCCCAGATAGTCGAGGGTGATGATCTCGGTGGGCGCGGAGGGTGAAACAGTCAGGGTGTCGGCGAAATCCTTCAACTCGTACCAGCCGCCGCTGACGGCGGGCGGGTTGGCCTTGGCCGCCGTGCGCAGGGGGAGATCCAGCGCGGCCATGCCGCCCGGCGCCAGGTTCTTCGAGACCACGCCCTGTACGGTTATGAGCCCTGAGCGGAGTCGAAGGGCGGAAAGGAAATCGTACAGGGTAATAACTCCTGGATAGATTTCGGTTACGGAACCGTCTGAAACGGTCACGGTGCGGCTGCCGGTGATGACGGAGACCTTCGCGCCCGCGGCCAGCTTCACCGCCGGCGCGGGCATCAGGTGGTAGACCCAGCCGTCCGAGGTATATTCGCGGTACGAGCGGTATACGGTCGAGTCTCCCTGAATGCGGATGCGCGGGCAATTCTCCGGCAGGGTCCCGGACGGGGAAAGGGTCCGGGTGATGCCGGCCCACTCCCATTCCTCGCCGGTGAAGGTATCCTCGCCCGACTCGATGGCCGCGAGGAGGGAATAGCCCGACGCCGTGGAAGCAAGTTCCTCGCAGACAAACAGGCTGACGGCGTTGCCGGCCTCGCCCTCGGCCTTCCCCACCAGCTGCACGCCGTAGAAATCCAGGTACGCGGACCGGGACGCCGTGCCCAGGCTCACCAGTTCCACCTCGACAGCCTGGGCAGGGACGTCCGAGGCGGCGATGTCGACCATCTTCCCGCTGCCGACGCCTGCGAATACCGGAGAGGAGATGCGGCCCGCGCCCAGATCAGAGGTAATACGCACCTCGAACTCGGCGTCATCGTGACCGGTGTACGATCCCGCCAAGCGTACCGAACCGGAGCCCTTCCGCACGGCCTTTCCGGTGAACACGGCAGCCGCGGGCTTCACGACGGAGGCGGTCAGCACCGCCGTGGTTACGGCGTTGCGATTGTTTGCAAGGATGCGTTGGATACTCATTGTTTCAGCCTCGTCACCTTTTCCAGAACCGGCAGTACCTCGCGGCGGATCGTTGCTTCATCCAGGCGCTGCGGATAGATGTTGACGATCTGCGTCATCCCTTCGACTCCGCTCAGGGACCGCCCCGCTCCGCTCAAGGACCTCCCCGCTCCGCTCAGGGACCGATCCGCTCCACCCAGGGCCTGCCCTGAGCGGAGTCGAAGGGCGGCGTCATCGAACGCCCCGCCGGTTGCGAAGTTCACTCTCGGCGTGGGGATGTAGATGTGCTCTTTCCAGGCGCCTGCCTTGGTCTTCAATCGCTCCCAGATCTGGCGGCCGGCGGCCGAGAGCGGATCGTTGATGCCAGCCATGAAACCCCGGCCGATGTTGCTTTCCCAGAAACGAACGGCCTCGTTGCGGATGCCCCATTCCCCGGAGCGCACCTTGACTATCAGGTTATCCACCGGAGAATCCGGGCCGGGGAACCGTCCGCCGCCGGCAAAGCCGGGAATCGCGCCGGTCGAAGTCGTGGAGGATTCCGCCGCGGCTTTCCTGGCAGCCTCCGCCTCTTCCCTGATGTTGGCCATTTTCCTCTTATGGATCTCCTCCAGGAGCGTGAGCGCCTCACGGTATTCCTGTGTGATGGCCATGTTTCCCGCCTTCTGGGCGTCGGCCAGCTTGGCGAGCAGTTCATCCTTCTTTTCTTCGTAGTCGCGCTCCTCGATGGCGGTCTTGTTGCCGAGCATCTCGTCCAACTCGTCGCGGAGACTGTCAACCGTGTCCTCTGCCTGCTCCTTCGCCTCCTTCAGGGATTCCGTGAGGCGGTCCACCTCGCTCCTCACCCCTTCCAGGTCGGAATCGTTCAGGAGGTCCATCTCCTTGACCAGGCTGTTCGCATGCTGGATCTGCCATTCGGCGGCCAGGTCCATCTTTTTCAGCTGCTCGGTCAGTTCGGCCACGGCCAGGCGCTGGGAGTAGTAACGGTACGTGAGCTGCTCCGCTTTCTCGGCGTGCTCGCCAAGAGCCCGTCCGATCTGGAACCAGTCCCGGCTCGCCTCGTCCGCCTTGCGCACAGCCGCCGCCACTTCTTCCAGCTTCGCCCGGAGCCCTTCCACGGTATCCAGGGCGGTTTGTTTCACGGAGACGCCGAAGGCCGCCGCCACCTTGGGGCCGAGGGAGACCACCTTGTTGGTTATCGCGTCCCACTGGGCTGCAAACCATTCAGCGAAGGAACGGAAGGATGCCTGTTCCCTTTGGGCGGTCGCCTCGGCCTTGGCGGCTTCCCTCTCGTACCTGCCGATGATATCGGCGTTTATCCGGTCGTCCAGCGCCCGTTTCGCCTCGGCATATTCCCGGTCGGCCTGGTACTTCGCGGCCAGTGCCTGTTTGTACTCAATCGTGTCGGGCGCCGTGGCGGCCAGTTCGCGACGTTTGAGTTCCGCCACCTGCGCCAGGTAATTCTTTTCCGCTTCAAGCCTTTCCAGGACGGCTTGCTGTGTTGTGACGAGCCCGTCCCTTTCACTGTCTTTCAGCCAGTCGAGACGCTTGGCCAGCTCCATCTGATAGTCGAGCGAGGATTTTTCAAGGTCATCGCGCAACTCCAGGGAAGCGGCCCGGGACAGGGCGGCCTCCTTGTCGACAAAGGCTGAATGCGCCTGGGCCATATCAGCCAGGGCCTTTTGGTACTCTTGCGAATCCTGCCCGTAGAGACCGGTTATATGTTCGAAACGCTGCCTTTTCGCATCGTATATCTGCCGGGCGTGCTCCGCTTCCATGGCGAGAATCTGCTTCTGTCCCTGCTGCTCGGCAAGAACCTGCCGGTTTATCTGTTCCTGGACGATGGCTGTGCGCTCTTCGTTTCCGTCACGGGCAACGGCCAGGATCGATTCCAGTTTGTCCAGTTCGACCAGTTTCATATCGCCCTTGTGCTGCTCGGCAAGTTTCAGCAGGGCCTCGTTCCTGGTCTTTTCCAGGAGGGCGTAAGCATCCGACCCCTTGACGACTGTTTTCAGCTGATCGTCGTAGTACTGCTCGACGATCTTCCTCCGCTCCTGGTAGGCCTTTTCGTACTTCTCGGTGAGGAGGCGATCGGTATCCCCAATAGCCTTGGCATATCCTTCGGCGGACTTGGCCATATCCAGGTCGGTTTTTTTCGCCGACTCTATACGGCGTTTGTCGTTTTTCTCCTTTTCGTCGGCCAACTCTTTGTCGGTCTTTTTGGAGCTCTCGGCATGCGCGCCGTACTTCCTGTCAATCTCGTCAAAGGTCTCCAGCGCCGCGGCTTCGATCTGGTCCAGTTTTTTTCTTGTCGCTTCCAGTCCGTCGATTGGCGCCCTGGCCAGGGCAATCATGGAGTCCACGGCCGCACCGATTGCCGGGCCGATCTTGGACCAGCCGCCCAGCAGCCGGTTAAGGCCCTCGGCAATGGGCTTCATTCCCTTCAAGAGGTCGGTGAAGGCAGGCATCAGGGATTCGCCCACGGCGGCCTTTGTCTGGAGGAGTTCGTTATTGAAGCGGTTGATGGCGGACCGGCCTTCTTGCGAGGCTTCCACGGCAGCGACACCGTAGGTGTCGTGCAGGGCGGCGGCCAGCTTGGGCAGGAAGTCGTCCGCGGTCACCTGCCCCTGCTCCAGCATCTTGTCCAGTTCGGCGGTGGTCACGCCCATTGCCCTCGCCGCAACCTGGAACGCGCCGGGAAGACGCTCGCCCAGTTGCTGTCGAAGCTCCTCGGTCGACACCTTTCCTTTGCTGATCATCTGCTGCACGGCATTCAGCGCCCCGCCCGTCTCATCGGCGGACAGTCCCAGGGCTGTGGATGCCTCGGACAACGCGGAAAAGATACGGCGGGTCTCCTCCCCCTCAAGGGCCGTTCCCTTGGCGGCGGCGGCCAGCTTGCCGTACTCGCCGGCTGCGGTGCCGATATCCAGCCCAAGGCGGTTGGCCTCCTCGCGGACGAATGCCATCTCCCGGGCCGCATTGGTTCCCGACACGGAGCGGAAGGATGTTTCGAGCTTCTGAACCTTCAGCGCGGCATCGATGCAGTCCTTTGCCAGCGCCCCGATCCCCACTGTGGCGAGCACCCCGGACAGGGCTCCGGCTGCGCTCTTCATGGACAGGAGCCCGTCCGTGCTCTTCTTCAGCTCCGCATCAACGCGGATGCCGGTGCGCGCCAGCTTATCGAGTCCCTCGTCGGCCGCCGTAAAGACGCGTGAGAATGCATCCTTTGCCATGATGACTATTTCGACCCTGTTACCCGACATCTACCCCATCCATTTCTCGAACCCCGTATCGTCGGCGTGATACCCCATGCGGACGGCAACCGCCATGCGCTTCATGGCCTCTTCATCGTGCCTGTAAAGGGCCTGCAAGGCCTCTACGAAGAAGCCATATCCGTATTCCCGGGCGCTTTGTCCATGGCCGCGCTCAATGAGGAGAAATAAAGAGTCGAGAAGATCCGCGCGGCTGAATTTTTCAAGTCTTCGAGGACGCCTGTCAGCCCCAGCGCGCCCGCGCCCCTGAAAAAAACCGCGTTCACCCGCTTGAATGCCTCCCAGACGGCCTCCAGTTCCGAGGGCGCCAGATCCTGAAGTTCTTCCGGCGGACAGTCCACCGCAAGGGGGATGACATCCTTTGCCCGCCGGATAACGTCGGAGACGGTCACCGCGCCGAGTTTCCCATCCTCCCCCCGGATAAGGGAGAGGACGTCCTTTACCTTCAATTCCGAGACGGTGATCTTCCTGCCGTCTATCTCGATTACTTCGTGCTTGCGCATTGGTTACGCCTCCAACAGCTCCCGGAAGTACTTGCTTCCGCTGGTTCGGGTAAGGTCCGCCTGGGCCGAGCCCTCAAGGGTCATCTGCCCCAGCGAGTCGCTGATGAGGGCCAGCTCTTTCAGCGGGTCTGAAGAAAACTTGAATATCTCGACCACCACGGCCTTGTTGTCCTCCGCCGTGTTCAGCCCCTCGAAGCGGAGGCAGTAGTCCTTGGCCGCCTCGGTCATGGCCTCGACGGTCTCCTGCGCGGCGTAGGAGTAGCTGACCTCCAGGTCGTCCTCGTCGGCGATGCTCGCCGACGCTCCCCGTGCGGTCTGCTCGGCGGCGGTGAGGATGTTGATGCTTCCGGCCTCGGGATTGACCGTGTAGTTCTTGTCCGCCTCGTAGGTTATCAGCCCGGTCGCAGCGTCTTTCACCACCACGCTGCTCACCTTGACGTGAGCCAGCGCCACGGTCTTGCCGAGATACGCCGTGACAGGTTCATCGACCGCGGAGCCGGCCGCCACGGTCGAGGCGGTAGCTCTGAGGGCCTTGGCCAGGTTTTCCTTGTTCAACGATTCCAGGGTTGCGGATACGCCGACCTTGGTCTCGGTGGTCCGGCGCTTGTCAACAGCCCTCTGGCCCGTGGTTGACTCCTTGTGTTCATCAACGGACACGCTGATGGTGAGCTTCAGGTCGGGGACGTTCCCCACGTGGCTGTACCCCTTGGGCTTTCCTGTTGCCGCATCGCGCTCCGCGATGAGGAGCGCCCCCTGGCCGGAGTAGTACCTGGATTCGACGAGATTTTGCGCGGGCATGTGCTTTCTCCTTTGGGGGCTTGGGGCTTGGGGCTGGAAAGGATCATTGTAGTTCCCTAGCCCCTAGTCCCTGATCCCCGGATTATGTGATTTCCAATTCCTGGAGCTTCTTGGCGATATCCCCTTCAGCCACCGGCGGAGCCGGCGTCGAGGTGGTGAACACGATGTCGTACTCCCAGATCCCCTGCTTCTCCTCCATGAACTCGTCGCCTGCGTATTCGAACCGCGAACAACCCGGGATCTGCCAGCCGTGGATGATGACGCGGGCCGCCTCAAGGAAGAGAAGGGCGTCCCCCTCGAATCGGGCAACGGCCCGAACCGCGATACGCGGCCGGCGGGGATTGGGCGCCTCGCTCCCCGCATAGTGGACCAGGAGCGCGCCGCGCGGATGGCGCAGCCGGTAGTCCCCCGGCTTGTCCGGGAAAGGAGCGATTTCAAGGCAGGTTATATGCGCCTTCAAGCGGTCGGTAATGTAGTCGACGATCTCGTGGACGTACATCAGTACCTCTTCAGACTGTCCCTGGTAAAGACCGGCTCCGGTGTGGCGAACCACGGAAGATCCGCCGGGGCCTGGGCGGCGGTTTCCTCTTCCATGCCGATGGTTACCGTGCCCCTGGCGATGTTCTCAAGCACCCTGACCGCCGCGTTGTAACGGTCCGTGCGCACCTGGGGAGGTTCCACGTCCCGCCGCGAGAACAGGTTATAGATACCGATGTCCACCGCCAGCTTGTTGATGATGGCGGGTACCGGCGCGAACGGCACGTCGTACCGTTTGCGGCAGTACCCGTCTATCTCGCTTCCGGCGTCGGCTATGGCCTTGTCCACGTTTTCCATGGCCACAGCCCCGGTCTGGCTGTCGTCGGTGAGTTGGATGACGACCGCCTCCGGGAGCTGCCTTTTGATATCGTCCAGGGTGCAGTAGGCCATGGTTTACGCCGTCACCGTGGCGTCGCAGATGCCGTCAACGTTGGGGATGGGGAACGGCTTGGATTCGGCCACGAGCTGGTATCCGCTGGGGTTCTCGGTCTTTATGGGCTTGACGAAGAAGGGGAGCGGCTGCAGATTGCCGTCCAGGTCGTCGATGGCGCAGTAGGGCATCTGGTGTCCGGCGTCCAGTGCGATCATCTTGACCTTTTTCGCGTCCACCACCGGCACCATGGCCTTGCTTTCCGGGTTGTAGTACAGCTCGTCCCTCGGCTTTACCAGGTATCCGCCGATGTTGATACCCTGGTCGGAGATGACCACGGTCAGCTGCGCCGTGGAAACGAATCCCTCGGCCAGGGCAAACAGCGAGTTGTATGCGGCCTCGCCCGCCCAGATCTCGACCCTGCCGCCGTATCCCTTTTCCTTCAGCTTCTTGTGCATGCCGCGCAGGCACAGGAAAACGTCCTTCAGCTTTGCGTCGGCGGCGTCCCACTTCTTGGACGGGGTGAAGGTCTGGATGGTGCCGAAAGCGACCGTATAGGTCTCGAACCCTCCCCCTTCCAGCTGCACCGGCCAGGAGAGGGCGCCGGTGAGGGATACGGCGCACATGGCCTCGGTGGTGGCCCGAACCGTGCGCCGCAGGATATCGGTCTTTCCCTGAGCCCAGACGGACAGAGACGCCTGGTCTCCCTGGATGACCTTCAGGTTGTTGAGGTCAGCGCCGGTAATGCCGATGTCCGGATGGATCGGGAACGGCTCGTAGAACCCGGTGGTCCCGGTACCGCCGGCGATGGTGATTGACCGTCCGCCCCGGCGCGCCAGGGGCATGGCCTTCACCACGGCCCGCACCAGGTCGGCGCCGATGAGCGGCAGCGGCTGCTGGGGACGCACGGTGTAGATAGTGTCCATGACCGGAGTCTCAAGCACCGGCAGCTGGGTCAGATACCTGATAATGGCCTCGCGGGTAAACAGTCCGCGGATGTTGAACATGGTGTGCCTCCTGTACGGGCGCTGCTTGCCGCGCCCCTATGAAAATGTTATTTCGGGAAGATTCCCTTCTTCTGCATCAGCATCAGCAGAGCCGAGGACGGCGCGGCCTTGGCGGTTGCCCCGACTTTCAGCACGGCGCCGTTTACCGTGCCGTGCGCCACGTAGAGGCCGGAGCCGCTCAACGAGGTGTCCGCCTCCTCGTCCAGGACCCCGTCCACTGCGGTGATGTAATCGGCGGTGATGTTCGTGCCGTTGCCGACGTTGGCGTTAAAATCGAGGGAGAGCGCGCCGGTCTTGTAGTTGATGGCGCCGGTACCGCCTGCGCTGCCTGTCAGACGCCCGCAGCCGTCGTCAGTGAACGTCTCCGTCCCGTCGGTGACCGTCAACGTGCCCGGCTCGACCGGATACGAAGCCAGCGTGTCGCTGTACACCTGCGTGGCGCCGTTGCCGGTGGCGATTACCTCGTCCGCCGCCTCGGCCAGGGGCACGAGCTCCGCCGCTGCGTTGCGGGTCAGCACAAGCCCGGTCGGATACGTTCCGTCATTCGCCTTAACCTTGCCCGACAGAATGACCGGGTCGTGCCCGGGGATCTGCGCGCGTTCTTCATCTCGGGAAAAACTCCCGACCTGCCCGTTGATGGTCATAGGTCAAACTCCTTTCAGTCGTTTGAGGGGCTGGGGTCTGGGGTTTGGGGGCTGGTTTTAACCCTAGGCCCTACCCCCCGATCCCTAGTCCCCGCTTTATACGTGTTTCGCCAGATCCGCCGGGATCTTCCCCGAGTCCTCGCCGGTTTCACCCCGGCCGGGCGCCAGCTCGCCGAACTCGATGACCTTGGGCATGGCGTTGAACAGGTCCCTGAGGATGTCTGACGGGGCCTTGGTCTCTTTTTCCTCTCCCTCGCCGAACTCGATGGTGTCGCCGGCGACCACCCCGCAGGCAAAGTCCAGGGCCGCCACTGCCTTGGCCTTGTTGGCCGGGAGCAGCTTCCCCTCCTTCACCAGCCCTTCGGCAAAGGCCACGTTGTTGTCGTGAACGCCGGCGTTCTCCTTCGTCTTCAACGCATCTTCCCTCTGAGTCAGTTCCGCCTCCTTGGCGGCAATCTGTTCGGGCGTCAAAGCCATGGTTCCCTCCTCCTTGTTCGATTCCGCGAACGCCGGTTCCGGCGCCGCTTCAGTCTGTATCTCAGGCCGCAGGGCCTCTTCGGTAATGCTCTCCAGGTCCAATTCGGGGAGGGCGGTCTCGGCCTTTTCCGCGCCGAACTCGCCGATCAGGAAGTTCTTGATGCTCCTGAGAACACGGGCGATGGTCCGATCGTTCCAGTCGCCGAGCTCGATGATCCCGGTTTCTTTCTCGGAGAAGCTCACGGTTCCCAACCCTTTGACAGCCGGCGGCATGGCCCCGAGAAAACCCAGATGGCGGGGATAGTAGACCCCGGGGACGGGATTGTTCGGACTGTCCGGCTCGTAGAGAGACAGGGAAACCCGGTTGAACCTGCCCGCGTTGACCGCTTCGGCGAATCCGGGATCGACCTGGTCGGCCATGCCCAGGAGGAACCCCTCGGAGAATTCTGCGGTCCCGATCCTGCCGTAGGCCGGGTCGTCATGCTTCGGGTGGCCTATGACGAACGGCGCCGCATATAGTTCGGGGTCATAGGCGGCAGCCGTGGCCTTCAGGTCCGCCTCGCTGAAAGTAGCCACCTTGCCGTTCATGGCCGTGAATCTGCCCGGCTTCAGCATCTTGATTCTCTTGTTCATGCGGCCTCCTGTTTCCAGTCCACCATAGGGGTGCGAGAGGGAAAGTGATAGTAAAGGGCTTTATAAAATCAATGACTTAACTTCTGGGGCTAGGGATCGGGGGCTGGGGGGTAGACTTTTACCAGCCTCCAGTCCCCGATCCCCGGTTTTCGACGACCGGGCCATGAGGCAAAACCCCATTTAAACCCCGTTTAAATTTTTGCCTGCCGCGCTTTCCGCCCCTGCAGCCACCCTTTGCTGTCCCGCCCCGATCAAAACGCGTCACAGGGTAAATTTCGCGTTTTTCGGTTTTCCCGAAGGGGACAGGCCCTTTGACGACTTTAGAGGGCCTGTCCCCGTGCCTTCTCGATATGCTTCTCCACGATCTCGATGATCCGTTGCCGGTCTCTTTCCGCCAGCCGCATTCCGCCGCTTTCGTTCACGGCCAAGTACGGCCGCGCTGGAATCCCGACCTTCCGCCCCCGGCCGGCCAGCCCGCCGAACTGGTGGATGCCGGCGTACGGGATATGCCCTCCGGTGCCGATGGCCACCCGGCTGCGTCCGACCTGGTAGTGCACCGAGCCCCTGAGATCGCCGTGGTCGACCAGGATCTTCTTGTTGGCCAGATACTGCCGACCCGCCTTGGCCAGGTAGCCGCTCTTCTTGAGCCGTTTCCCCTTGGCCAGGCCGAGTCCCAGGGTCACCGCGGAGAGCCTGGGCCAGGGCCGTCCCTCCGGGTCACCTTGGGCGGCGAAGTTCTCCAGAACCCTCCTTTCGTAGTACTGCCCGACCTCGTGCATTGCCGGTGTCATGTCAGCGACCGCCGCGGCCAGCCGCGCCAGCACGGCCTTGATCTCTCGGTCTTCGACGATTACCGTTGGAATCATGCGCGCTCCGTCCCACCCTCCAGCAGCTTCCGGATTTCCCGTCGTATGCCGTCGGCCACGGCCGGGTGCAACCTGGCCAGTGCCTGCTCCAATATCTCGTACCCCTTCTCCAGGTAGGTCTGACCCACGTTGTAGTCCCACCCCTTGTCGATGCCCACCGGAGTTCCGGTCTTTGGGTCGACCGTGCGCCATCCTTCCGGCTCTTCCGTCGCCTCGTCCCGGTACGCACGGACGGCCCGGCAGTGGCACCCCCAGCCGTTCGGCGGATAGTGGGTCTTCCAGAACTCGTGATCGATGGGGAGGGTGCGGCCGTTCCAGGCCAGGTGCAGCGGCCGGGGATTCATCACCCCGTCGGCGTGGACGTAGCGAAGGAATTCCGCGCCTCCTTCCCGGAACTGCCGCCAGCGGCCCGCCTGGTAGGCGGTGGTGATATTGGTGTCCCAGATGAGGCGGCTGCGCCAGTTGCGGCCTCCCTTGTAGGCCCAGCCGTGTTTCCGCACGATACCGTCGAACCGTTCCCTGAAATCCTTCAGGGCGAGCTTGCCGTCGACGGACTTCTGCGCCTCGCCCCGGAGGTCATCCAGCAGAGCGGCCTTGATGGCGCCTGCGGACATGAACCCCCTGGCGTGCTGTTCCTTCCACAGGTCGTCCCAGACTTTCGTAGGGATGTTCAGCTTCTGTTGAAAGAACCTGGAAGCCTCGTGGAAAGGGAGCGTGAAAACGGCGTCGAACTCTTCGGTGGTCATAATCGCTCTTCACCCTTCGCATCGATACGTCCCGCCATGAAGGCGCGCAGGGTCTCCTCGGCGATGATGCCGGCAAGGGCCTCCAGGCTCAGATTCGGGTAGGCGGCAAGGATGATCTCCGGCAGTTCTTCCATGCCTTCCGCCGCGTCGATCTTTTTCCTCAGGGTATCGACCCATGCCTCGACCTCCGGGCCGGCTGCCGCGCCGAGGCGTTCCGAGAGTGCGGAGACGGTAGCGGTCGGCTCGTCTCCTTCAGCGAACTGTATGCTACGGTTTTCTCTCGATCCTCGATCCTCGGACCTCGGGCCTGCCTCTTCTATCTCATCATCCTCCAGCGCGTACCGCCGCTTGAAGTACACCGGCGTCAGCCGCGCGCCCGCGGCGGCCACGGCGCTGGACCTCTTCTCGTCCCGCTCGGCGACCGTCAGCTCGTCTTCCTCGTCCTCGCACTTGATCCAGATCTGCGGATAATTCCTGGTACCCGGGAACTGGTAGTCCACCAGCCAGCGGAGCACGCCGTTCTCGCTGTTCAGGGCCTCGCACAGTGCGTCGGCGTCCGCCTTGACCAGGTCGCCGCGCACGTCGGCCTGGGCGTCCTGGTTGCCGAGCGCGCCGGGCGTCCCTTCCGTGGTGGCTGTCTGGCCGAGGATGACCACAGTCATGGCCCCGTCCATGTACTCCACCAGTTCCTTGTAGGTGGTGATGGAGCCGCTGCGCGCAGCTTCGAGGAGGTCGAGCTTCATTCCCTGGGGGTAGATGACGGCGCTGTTCGTGTGGACCGCCTGGGCAGCGGCCAGGAGGGCGTCCTGCTGCTCCTTGAGAGCTCCGGACGGGTATTCCCCGATCACGGTCGGCCCCGCGAACTTGTCGCAGAACATGAGCCAGAACTTGATGCCGTTCTTTTTGAACCACCAGGGCCAGTAAAGCTCCCTGCCGAGGCCCACACCGTAGGGAGTCTCCACCTCGTCGCCGAAGGTCACGTGCTGGAACTTGCGGAGCGGCAGGCCGTCCCGGAGGCTTACGTTCTCACCCATGGGGTTGTCGCGGGTGAGGAGCAGGACGTTCCCCTCCAGGTCGAACCGGAAGCGCCGCTGGTTCCGGTGGAGCATGTCCCTGATGAACACGTCACCCTCGCTGTAGTCCCACATCACCTCGGAGACGGCGAACCCCTTCAGTGTGCCGCCCCGCAGCAAAGCACGGCGGGCGCGGTCGAAGGGAAACCCGAGGAAGACCTGCTTCACGTACTCGGCACGCCGCACGTCCTCCGCCTGATCCGAATAGGGAGTGACCTCCCACTCCTTGCCAATCACCGCCAGCGCCCGGGTACGGAGCGAAGGGCCGATGCGGTCGTCCCGGCCCATGTCGTCATAAACGGTGATGTCGCCTCCGCACTCCAGGTTGAGCACCTTGTCCGGGTTGGCCAAATGGGTCAGGAATCCCTGGAAGATGTCGAAGTCTGTGGCCGCGCCGGCTATCTCGTCGGTAATCGGTTTTTGCTTGTTAGTTGCCATTTGACATCCTGTTTTATGAGTTCATGAGTTTGTGGTGTCTGTTGAGTTTTGGAGTTGAAAAACCATCGACTCTTGAAACTCCATGAACTCCCGGACTCCGCGACCCGGTCACGTCCTCATGTAATTGGCCATCGAGCCGCCGTACCCGGGCCGGAGCGGCCCTGCGGTTTGGAATTCGATAGGGACGTTATCAGTCCCGGCGGCGTGTATCGCCAAGGCCAGTGCCCAGAAGCGGTCCGCATGGCCGTTCTCGCTCCGTTCGGCGGTAAAACGGATGTTGCCCGCGGCGGTGGTCTCCTTGGTGACGGCGCGAAGGTCCGCGCGAATTTCGGGCTTGAACGGAATGCGGAGCTTCCTGTCTTCCATCAGACCGCGCACCGGATAGGCCAACTCCTCCTTGACCCGGTTATTAAAGGTGACGCACTCGATCCGGTATTGACCGAACTGCCGCTGGGCATCGTCACCCCAGCCTATTCCCAGGCCGGTATAGTCGAGGCAGCAGCGGTCGACCACGGCGAGCCATGGCCACAGCACCCTCTCCTGGTCCGGCTTGCTCATGTTGCGCAACTCGATGACGGCCCGCGTGTAAAGCACATCGCCAAGCAGCTCCAACAGCCATAGCACAGTAAGATCCTTCTTGCGCCCGATATCCAGCCCCGCGAACAGCCTGCGTCCTCTCTTTGAGAAAGGGGGGTCGGGGGGGATTTCCATCTCCCACTTCTCGTTTGCCGGGTACTCGCACCCGGCTATCAGGTCGTATTCCAGGAAGGCGGAGGCGTCGTCCGCCGGGATGCACATGTATTCCTGGAGAAAGCTCTCCTCGTCGGCGCAGCCGGACTTGATGAAGTCGAAGTAGCCAGCCTCGTCCATCTCCATGACTTCGTGATCCTTGGGAAGCTTCTGCTGAAGCTTGAAAAGGAAACCCTGATCGAGCGCGTCCTGGAGGGAGACACTATGGAGGCTGATCTTCTTGGGGTTACCGTGCTCCTCGATCTCGCGGATGAGCAGGTTGAAGAAATTACCGCTGCCCCGGTGGGTGGAGATGACTTCCATGTTTCCGCCCCAGGTGATGCCGGGATAGGCGATGGACCACAGCTTGCGCGGGTCCGGGTGTAGAGCGAACTCATCCAGGATGCGGCCGCCGCGCTTGCCCGCCTGGGCGTCGGGGTTGGAACTCATGGAGTGGATGCGCCGACCGTTGGCAAAATGCAGAACATAGGCGGATATCTTCTTCTCTTGGTCGATGACGACCTCGCCGAGGTCCTGGGCGGCCAGTTGCATCAGCTTCGCGAACATCTTGCAGTCCTCGATCACGAGCCGCGCCTGGAGATCGTCGCGGCTGGATATCCACTGGTCCCACTTCGCTCCCTCTTCAGCGGTCCGCTCATCGGCTGCATAGGCGGTCGACCAGGAGAGCCCGATCTGCCGGGCCTTCCTCATCAGCTTCAGGCGGCTCCTGTCGAGTATCCATTTCTCCTGGTAGGGAAGGAAGAGCCCGTCGGGGTTAACGGGTATGTTCCTGGCGTTTCCTCTCATCATCCCGCCATCATGAGCACATCCCGACGGATTCGCTGTATCGTTTCGGGGGAGACCCCCGCCTGTTTGGCTACATCTCCGGCCTTTTCGGCCGCGTCTTCCAGTGCCTGCTTCCGGATCTCCGCCTCGCGCTTCACGTTCAGGTTCGCGGCCTGCTCCAGCCGCTGCATGGTGAGGGCGAGCCCCTTCAGCATGTCCACCACGGCCGGGGCGGACTCCATGTCCACCTCGCCCTTCTGGAGAAAGAGCGTGACATCGAAGGAAAGGGTGCGCAGGATTTCGTTGACCAGGTTGCCCACCTGCCCCTGGGGAGCGGCGCCGAGGCGGCCGATCCACATCTCGGCTATCTCCCGCGACTGCCGGAGCTTGGCCCCTGCCTCTTCCATCTTGAGGGCGTAGCGGTTGACCGACGACTTGGTGACCCTCTCCGGATGCCCTTCAGCCTCCAGGATCTCGTTAATCTTCCTGGTTGCTTTCAGCTGGGTACAGCGAGGATCGCGGAGGAGTTCCCGGAGTTTTTCACGGATGTCGTCGGGCAGCAGGTCTATGGATGACGGCTGGCGGCCCATGCTCACCCCCTCGGGCTCGGCCGCTTGACGCCCGGCGCCACGGCCCGGCCGCGTGCCACATCCGCTCCCCGCTGGGTGATGGTGGCGACCATGTAACCGGCCACGTCCTCGATGCTCACCAGGCCCTGTTCCCGCAGCCAGGAGAGCTGGGTCCGGATGCAGTCGCGGCTGCACGTATGGCCGAACCTTTCGACCACGGAATGGATGATTGACTCGTTGTGGCTGTATCCCAGGTCCTGCTCCAGCGCCCGGAGGATCACCAGGCGGATGTCTGCTGTTATAAGTTCGGAAAAATCCATTACCGTTTGCCCCCCTGATTGATCAGGAATTCGTTCATGAGGTCGACGGCCCTGCTGAGGCCGTCTATTTTTCCGTCCATCCGTTCCAGTTTCCCGACAGCCTGGTCCATCCGTTCCTCCAGTCGGGGGTGGTAGGCGCAGGCGGGAGGGTGCTTGACGTCGCTCTCCAGCTGGAGGATGCGGTCCTCGGCTTCCTTGAACCGCTTGTTGGTCACCTTCTCGCGATTCGTCCACCAGGTATAGACGGTGTTTCCGGCCACCACCACAAGCACCAGGACATCTATCCAGAATTTCACCGCGGCATAATTCAAGCGATCCTCCCGTGGGCATGGGTTCTTTCGAACTCAAGTTGACAATCGATGCAGCGCATGCAGCCTGGTACCGCCTTCCGTCTCGCCTCGGGAATCGGGAAACCGCAGACTTCGCAAAGCAGGGGCTGGGGGTTGGAGGCGGGGGTTTGGCCCAGGCCCTCACCCCCGATCCCTAGCCCCTTGTTTTTCAGCGCCAGCTCCCGAAAGAACTCGTCCCTTTCCTGGGCGCGATCGATCTCGTCCATGTATCAGGGCGCAAAGGTGAACGGGGGGAAACCGGCGTCGATCGCTTGCTGTAGCTGCGCACGGATAGTCTCATCGGTAGCATTGGCCAGGAGCCCCTGCAGCGCCGTTACGGTGACGATCTGCGATGCCTGGTAGGAGGCCAGGGCCAGTAGGCAATCGTCCGGCGGTATCAGACTTGTCCTGCATCCGGCATCGGTCCCGGCGGCAGCCGTGATAATGGCTTGTTTTCCCGCGATCGCGGCCGTGGCCATGTCCTGGGTGGTTGTGGTGGCGCAGCCGAAGAGTCCGATGATGAACAGGATGGACAGTATAAACAGGATCAGGGGCCGTACGAATCCCCCTTCCTTGATCTCGGGCGCTTGGGGAGTGCTTGCCGTGCCTTGGACCAGCGGCGTCAGCGGCAGATCCGTTCCGGACATCAGCTCCGTTTTCCGGGCGCTGCCTTCACTGGAGCCGAAGTAGAAGGCATAGACATCCTTGACCAGGACAACCAGCGTGCCGATGACCACCAGGATGATGTCCCGGGTGGCGGAGGGAGGCGGCACATAGAAAAGGAGTCCGAGACAGGCGATGAACCCGATGAAGGTGATGATTCCAAGCCAGGGTTTGATGTCGGTTTTCATGGCGATACCTCCGTAATTTCAGGGAGTGGGGATGAGAGACTTGTGATTGAGAAAACCAACCCCTAGCCTCCAGTCCCTAGCCCCCGGTTGTTTGCCACAGATCCAGGATTCCCGTTTTGTAGACCGTCGTGCCGCCTAGCTTGACGGCGGTCAGCAATTGATGCCGGGGCAGCTCGTGGGTAAGGCCCAGGTGGACCCAGCCGGTTGGGCCGAACTCGTAAATGACCTGGTCGAACTCGGGGATGATTTTCGGGATGGACCGGCAGACATCGATATTAGGCACGCCGGACACCTCGAAGTCGGCGGCCATGGCTGCAATATGGGCTGAAGAAAGTGATCCACCCACGGCCGCGTTGATCGCCTTCGAGCGATAGCAACTGGTGATGCGGACAGGCTTGCCGCCGAAGTATGCCCGAACACGCTCCAGTGCATTGGCCACCAGTTCAGCGTTGCGGAGGAACTGGGCCGGGAGGGTGTTGTCGAGGCCGAGGCGGCGGCCGGTGGCGGAGCGGGTCAGTTCTTCCAGGGTGAAGTTATCGGTGATGGGGTGAGGCATGGAAGTCTCCTGTTGTGGCGCCGTAAAATGGGCGGGCAAGGATGGCAAGTCCATGCCCGCCGGACCGAAGGAGGTAGGGAAGATTGACAGGGGGGAGTGTAGCGGGAAGGGAGGGAGGACTTATTGTAAAGGGCTTTAAGAAATGCCGGGGCTGGCTGGGAGGAGAGGATTGGGCTTGTTCGCGGGATATTAGAGGGTTATGCGTTACGAACAAAATTATCGTGAGGAGATTTATTGATATCGAAAACAGATAATATATGTTGAAAATTTGTCTTATGGGGTGTATTTAATGTGCTAATTAGCAAAACAAGGTTTGCTTGAATATGGGCCTGGAGAACATTTTTTCGACCTGAGATGTCTCGTGGTGGGGTGTTTTGAGGGAGAGCGCAATATCCCGAATGGAAATAACAAATGGATCAGCTTTGATATCAGACAAGACAGCATACTACGGTTTTTTATATTATCAACTTTATGATAGATAATTGATTTGTTAATATTATCTTAAATGCTGCTCTTGTAGGTGGCGAATTATATACATATCACATGGACTTCCTTTTTGCTTGGTGAGGACCTTGACACAAAGATACACTCTTAAGCTGTCAAAAGTGGCATCCTTGAAGGTGCAACAGACAACACATAACTAACTCCGGACGGCCGAGAACCAAGCCAGTCAGGCTTTGGGCGTTATACGAGGTGAAAAATGAAGTCCCATTTGGAGGTTGTTTACTATGTTACGTATATTATCTAGAGAAAAAGATATTGATTTCCCAGAATATTTTCCAAAATATTGTGAACAAATCAAAAGCATGGTGCAGGAAAACCTTGATCTCGTGAAAAATAAGGTAAACCTTAGTCAACTCGGGATATTTCGAGAAAATCAATATCTGGGCAGATTCACTTTTACAGGGTCGCTTCAGACCACAAATCTAAATGAACTCGCTAATGCAAGAGGATATTTTCATACAAAAAATGGAAGATTATTTAAAAAGAACAGCAAATTTATACTTCGTGGCCCAAGATACCTTGCCGCGATTGATCCAGGACTTTCAATTCCACAAAAACTGACAATTTATTTAGAAGACTTACATGAAGGCATCGAATTTCTCAAACGACTGGGGGAAGTACCAAGTAATGACCAGTTTAAAATAATTGCACCAATACTAGATTACATAAAAAATAGTATCATGACCTGTCTTTGCAATAGAGGACACGATAAATTCCCTAAGCAGCCATCTTGA